TTTATCAAAGTATTCCTTGTATTATATAGTTATCTAAGTCGTGGCCCTGTATAAAAAATTTATCAAATATATCTAATGCCTCTAATGTTTTTCTTTTACCCTCTAAGTAAAACTCTTCACTACATCTCCATTCTGCTATATCTAAACTTCCTTTGTCAATTACCAGAAATATAAAATCTTCATAGCTTACATTATAAAGCTGACAATATAAATAGCATTGTATATCGTAAGAATATTTCTTTGCTGAATAAGGGAAACCCTTTATGTCTGTTGTTGTTTTTATATCTACGATACCATCTTTTCTTAATACATCTGCTTTAGCTCTAAAAGGGTAACCGTGTATCGTACCTATTGCAGAAACTTCAAACTGACAATCTGTTATGTGTTTTAGTGCAAATTCGTTTCTTAGAAAAGCATCAGCTATTCTTTCTGCATTTTCTTTCTCTGATCTTGTATACACCATACCATATTTCTCCTTAGCTTCTCTATATGCTTTAGAGTTTTTACTAGCTACATTCACGAATATTTGTTCCTGAAACTTATCAGGCTCTAGTATAGAAAGATGTATCAACCTACCATCTCTTAATGGTTGTGTTTCTTTACTGCCATATTTAGTAACAAATTTATATGTCTTAGGACTTGATAATAATAATTTTAATGAAGAGCTACTTAATACTAAACTTGCTAACTCTCCATAGTAGAAATGATCATCTACCATTTTTTTTAACAATTCTTTCTTGCTGTATTCGTTTCCGTCTAAAAGTTGTATCATCTTTATATTTTTTAGTTAGTAATTTTGTTTCTAAACTGTTAGTGTATATATACATATCATTAATACACTTTATATAGTTTCCTATTTGTTTTTTTCGTTCCTTGTCTGCTTTCTCAAAAGCCTTAGCCATAGCATCTCCAATATAATTAAACGATGCCTCAAACTTTTGCTTTTCTTTTACGTCCATTGTTTCAACATTAACAATAAACACAAACATATAAGAAATAATATGAGTGCAAACTTTAAGGTCTGATATGTTACTTCTTCTTTTTTTGGATCTCTACCTTGATTGCTTCTAAATTGTCTCATTTTTTTTTAACTAATATTTTACCCTCTAAGTCTACTATTTTATATCCTAGTTCAAGCAATATTTTTATAGCTCCTGTAACTGTGTCTGCTTTTTTTCTTATACTTTCTTGTGCCCTGTATGTTGCAAATGTTTCATTTGTTATAGGCATTGTATCATTTATTTTTAATATATGTTTTTTTGCTTTTTCTTTTTTTCGATATGCCTCGAATATTGAGTTTACGATTGTCATAGTTTTATTTTTAAGCCTACAATATACTAAATTATATTAACAATTTGTAATAACTATGCTTTATTTATAATACTTGCCATATCTTCTGTGAGTAAATACACCTTTTTAAGTTTACGTTTCTTAGTCCAAAAAGTAGTGTCAGGACAATAGAGCTCTTTAATTTCTGGCATCTCTAAATAATTAATCCAATACAGATAGTTTCCTTTAGGATCAGATACAAAATACAGCTTAACAGTTTCACTATCCATCTCCATTAATTTATCATACTTATATTTTTCTAATAGTTTGTCTTTGTAGTATTTGTTTCTAAACTTCATTTCCATTACGCAATTATGTCCTTTTGGTGTTTTGCCTATTGCGTCGTAGTGTTCGTACTTACCCTCACTCCATTTTAAATCCCAGTCCTCAAACTCATTCAGCCATTGAACTATAGTTCTTTCAAACTTATTAATCGTTTCTATACCCATAATCATAAAGAGTGTTTATGTCGCTTATCCATTGATTCCATTGTCTAGGGGTACACGAACAGGGTAAGTAGAAAGTGTGAAAAAAATACTTAGAGTGTATAGATGCTATCAGCTCTTGCTCTTGTTTATTTATTTGACTATTCTTAACAGACTTAAATTTAGTCCATTGGTCATATTCTTTTTTATTTAGTTTTTGTTCCATCTCTTGTGATTCCATTTAAATAGTTTTTACGTTGATCGCAACCACAATCCTCATAGCCAAGTTTGTCTGCTATCCAAGTTGCAATTTTTTTACCTTGACCAAAAGTTACGATTTTTATTATTGTTTCTAATTTGTCTCCTAGTTTCATAAAGTTTTATATTTTTTTATAGATGCAAAATATTCCTTAACATTATTTAAGTTAAAACAAGATATTATCTCTTTGTTATTTATATATATTACCCACTTGTTACCCCAATAATCTCCACTTTCCGAAGTCCAAAACTTGTTTTTTATAATATATCCTTTATAATGATATTCATCCTTGTTAATTTTTTTAAGATGTATATTTTTACTTGTGTATTTATTGTTGTAAAGATTTTTGTTTATGTAAAAGTGATCATCCTTTTTCATATTAGTTCTTTTAATTTAGATTTTACTTTGTTGTAAGTATTATATAGTGAGTAATAACTAATCTTTGTTTTTCTTGACAGCTCACTTATGCTTAATCCTTGCTCATCAATTATCTCATATACTTTTCTATCGTACCAGTATATCTCTTTGAGTGCTTTTTGTATCTTCTCATAAACCTCAACATAGTTTGTGCTATCATCTTCTGTGATCTCTAGACCATTAAGTTCTATAAGAGTGTACTTCATTTTTTTTCTAATAAGATCTACATATAAACCCCTGAGTATTCTAAAACAATAATAATAGTTTATGTCATCTTTATAGCTAAAGTCTATTCCTTTTTGTGTATTTCTAATTAGAAGAATATACATCTCTTGTACTAATCCCTCTGCTTCTTGTTCTGTTATGTTGCCAAATGTTTTAGTTATTTCTAACCATTTCTCGTTTCTATCATATGCTTTTTCGACAGGTGTTTTCAAAATGGAAAGTTAAGTTGTTCTATGATTGATTTATTAACAGGATTATTATCTCCTAGTTTATACCCTACATTGTTTGGTAAACTTTGTAAACATAAAGGAGAATCAAAGGGTGTTGGCTTTGTTCCTGTATCGTGATCTTTTATTTTTTTACAATGAAGCTCTGTATATATCCATCTGGATTCGTGCTGGGTCATTCTATGTATAGTGTAAAAGTCATCTGTTCTGTTTCCGAATACGTTTCCACCCTCTACATCTGACATAGCAATAGGCATCGCTTGTCCGTGATATTCGTGTCCTGCTGCATAAGTCTTTCTAAATGCTTGTGTAACAGAGTGCATAATTAACCAAAGGCCTACATTATACTTCTTGACAAATATTCTAAAGTCAGTCATACACTCGTATAAATATTCATAAGCGTTACTGTATTTCATCATACCTTTATTCTTTCTTAAGCTGTTTATAGGATCAACAATTAAGCAGTCAAACTTGTATTGCGGATATACAACCTCACATAAAGATAGTAAATCTAAGTAATCATAATTCTTTTCGCAGTCAATAAATTTAAAATGCTCATATATAAATACAGAATGTTTATCTAATTCTTCTTTAGATATTTTGTTTATTGGTTTGCTAGATTTAAATTCTATGAGTTTTCTAATAAGACCGAATGGCTCATTTTCAGAGCTGAATACCAGAAACTTTGTTTTGTGTTTCATAGCAAATAGCAACATAAAATAAAGTATAACAGATGTCTTACCTACGTTTGCGTGTCCTGCAAAACAAGTAACATTTCTTTTAAATCTTATTACGTTGTCAATTTCGTCTATACTGATCTTCGGTGCTTCTTTAAGTATTCCTTTTCTAATTTTATCTACTTTGTCAAGCTCATCTCCGAAGTTTATTAACATTAGTTTTTTTGTAGTTTTTCTAGTTCAAATTGTAAGTGATGAATTGCTTTTTCTATACATTTATTAGGTGTTTCGTGTTTTCTATACGCCCTTAATATATAAGTACAAGCAGTACCAAGATTATAATTAAGGTCAAAATTTTCTACAACCTCTCTTGCTGTATAATCATTCTGACCATTATAATATTCTGGTGTCTTTATCTTAGACATTAAAAAGGTAAAGGATCTGCTGTTTCTCTATCTTTGTTTTGTTCTTGTAAAGTAACTGGACTGTCTTTCTCTATTCTCCAACCCTGTATAGAATTAAAGAATTTTATCTCATTGTCTTTGTTAGTCCATTCTCTACCTTTTATGTTTATGGAAACTTTAACATTGTCACCAACATTGTAGCTATCTAGTGTATGACAGTTATCTTGTATAAATTCAATTAGTATATGATCGTAATACTTTTTGTCTTTAGTTTGTTTTTCAGTTGTTAATACTAATTCTCTTTTTCTGAATCCATTAGATCCATACTCTTTTGTTTCTCCGATTTGTTTTATTTTACCTATTAATTCCATTTTATTTATTTATTATGTTATAGTATTTATTTGTTAATGCTTCCACTTCATCTACTGTTATTTTTCCTGCAAGATATGAAGCTGATGCTTCTTTAAAAGCAACTTGTAAAAGTATTGACCTACCTGTGTCTAATCTTACTTGTGGTTGTATATTTTCTTGCTTATTGTAATTATCATACATAGCAACTTTCTTTACATCTTTAAATTTATAATCATTGTTTTTTTGCATTACATAATTATACTCTATTTCATCATTTACTTTTAATGATAGTTTAGATGTATAGTATAGGCCTGTATGTTTTGAGGTTGTTATTTTATATGTAAATATACCATCTCCGAAAGCCTGTTTATTTAGTTTTAAAATATCTTTAATTTTTGCTTTATAATTCATTTTAATTTGTTTTTAATTCTTGTTCTAATGTTCTGTCGTTATAAATATAATTTTTTTTCATAACTATATTTAGTTTTATTTTTAAATCTTTGTTTTCACTTTTTAGTTCATTTAATACTTTCATTATAGTATTCACTTTTTTCCCTAATAATTTTATTCTATTATTAAGTTCGTCAGGATTTGGTGGTGCTATATTTTTTGTCATAACTATATTTGATATTTATGATTTTTTTTTACCTGTATATCTATTTGTTTTTTTCTAATTAGTATGTCTATGTGTTGTATAACTAATTCTTTAGATATTGTTTTTGCAGAATAAAGCTGAAGTATAGATTCTAATAATTCTTTTTCTTGTTGATCCATATCGTTTTGTTTTACATAAAGATAATTAAATATTGTTAATAAACAAAAAAAAGGGAGAAAATTAATCCTCCCCTTTAAAAACAAAACGCTTACCAAAGTTGGTAAGAGCTCATAAAGATAATCTTTTATTCTGTTTTTCTAGTTTAATTTTATATTTTTCTACCATTTCGTAAAGATCTGGCATTGAATACTTAGTTGTTTTTTTAGATAGCTTATAAAGATGTTTAGGGAGGTTTGGTTTCTTTTTTTCTAATGCAAGACTATATTGATATTGTAGTCCGTATCTATAGCGGTTGTCAAACCTACTTTGCGGCCAGACGTTTTGTTCGTGCCATCTTGTACTCATTTGTTTGCGAGATATAAAATGCCCTGCATCAACTTCGCTATAGTGATATTTTTTACCAGAAGTTATACATTTAACAAAACCTTTTTTGTCTGCATTTTTTTTTCGTATGTATTCAGAGAATATTCTGTCTAGTTTTTTTATAAGACCTTTACGAGATATTTTCTTAGGCATATAACAAATATATTTAAAAATAAAAGAAAAGAAAGAAAAGTAACCAAAAGAAAGAAAAGAAAAAGCTCCCTAGAAAAACAAAATAATCTAATTGCCTGATCCAACTGCCGTCCATCTTTATTAGGTTGCAGAAGTTTTGCGTATAGCAAATACAAATATATAAATTTATTTTATCTACCTTGACCTTTATATCTTTTTAAATAATTCTTACTTGCTTTTACTTTACTACTTTTGGATTTTGAGTGTATGCCTTTACGCTTTCTGCTTTTTGATCTATAAACTTCTATTTTTAATTTACGAGCCATTTCTAATCTTGATTTTAAATAAAATATATGATAATACTATAAATAATATTATTGTATAAATATTTATATGTGGCTCTCCACAGATACCTAAAATGTGTTTTAATGTTTCCATACTTATTTTTTAAACATACTTGTTGCTTTTTCAGTTGTTCTACCACCAAAGTAAGCTAATACAACAGCCATCATAACTTTTTCAAACGTATCATTCCATACTTCGTTAATGTGGAAAGGTATGCTATCAACACTATCTAATATACCTGCAAAGGAAAATATAACAATACACCATACTAAAACAAGAGGCCTTACATTTTGCGTAAGCCAACTACCTTTTGAGTCTGAGACCCATCTTGTGCTTATTTCTTCAATTTCTTTATTTTGTTGTTCATATATAAGCTGTTGTAACTTTATTTTTTCTACGTTCGGAATTTTTGCCTTACCAATTTCTACTATTGCATCTTTTGGAGATGTTACTCCTTTTAACACATTAGCAAGAGTAGGATTGACTATTGATGCAGCACCAAATAGTAGTTTACCTACAGTACTGTCTTTAAAAGGTTTTTTACTCATTGCTTATTAATTTATATTCTTCTTTAGCGTCATAAGACGGACATTCTTTTTTGTCAGTAAAATCTTTATGACCATATACAATAGATTCTGGGTGTTTAGACTTAAGATCTATTAATAAATTATTTAAAGATTCTGTTTGCTCAGGTGTTCTAGTGTCTTTCCAGTCTTCCATATTTTTATCTATTCCTCCTATATAGCAAACACCTATACTGTCTTTATTATGTCCTGCAACGTGAGCTCCTGATTTCTCTACAGGTCTACCCTCTTGTACTGTACCATCTAGTTTTATAACATAATGATAGCCACAATCAGACCAGCCATTTCCTTTAACGTGCCACTCTCTTATATCTTCTACATCAAAATCTTTAAACTCTGGTGTAGCTGAACAATGTACTATAAGTTTATTTATTTTTCTCATTAGTCCTTAAATAGTATTTTGTTGATCCTACCTTGTATTTCTTCAATAGGCACTTCTAATTTAAAAGCTAAACCTGCTGACCATTGACCTTTAGGTTTTCCATCTTTTCCAATTAATACAATTGTAGGTACTGATTTTATTTGTGATTTTAATTCAGGTTTTTGTTCTTCTAAAAAAAGCATTAAAACTTTAGCGTGTTTTATAGATTTCAAATCATAGTCGTTAGACTGATTCCATTTAGCGTTTATATGTAAAATAGTCATATCTTGACTAAAAGAAAAACTACATATAAAAAATATAAGTATTGTAATTAAATTTTTCATTTGTTATAAACTTTATTCTCTAACTCTTTTATTGATTCTTTATTGTCTAAAATATCTTCTTTTAAACCATCTGTGGATTTTTCTATTGTAATAATAGTTGATCTAACTAATTCGTCTTTTAACTGAAATTCCATTTTCTTAACAAATTCTTCGCCACTTAGACTATCAATTTTATTTTGTAAATCGTTTATATCTCCTTGTAAAGTAAACCACATACTCGCAAGTGCTAAAACACCTGATACAATAATTCCTATTGTTTTTAGATCAAGTGTTAATTTTGTATCTTCTGATAATTCTGTACTCATAACCTATAATTTATGCCTATTGAGCTGTTAAATATTTCTGTGTCCCAAAACTTAGTGTACTCTCCCTCAATGAATATACCAAACCTGTTAAGTTTAATTCCTATAATTGCACCAGCTTGATAATCTTCCCATTGTTCTAATTCACTATCTTTTCTTAAACCACCTTTACCCCAATTGTTTCTATTCATATAAGAATACTGTTCGTCTCCTTGTACGTATTTATGATATGGTGGTAAATAACTTCCGTATATATGAGACCAAAATTTACTTCTAGCGTAATAAAAATCAAATCCAACAACAGCAGATACAACACCAAAACCATCTAGTTCATCCCATATCTCATTGTTATATCTATTCATTAAGTCTCCAAAGATTTCTTGTCTAAATTGAATATCTGAATAGCTTACTATATTGCCATCACTATCTTTCCATATCCAATCATATCTTTCCTCGCCTGTATTAACATCTGTGTATTTAGTAAAGTGATCTGTGTAACCATATAAAAATCCTAGTGAATACCAAGCGTTAGCAGGGTACTCAATTTCTTCTCCTGTTGAGCTTACATAAATAGCAGTCTCGTTCAACCATATCTCTATTGGATTATAACCATAGGCGGTTTGATGTGTTCTATATATGCCACCCAAACTAATACTAAATTTGTTACCTATCGGTAATCTAAATCTTACCTCGCCTGATTGATATTTAAATCCCACGTTACCCTGTTCTCTTTGTTCTAGTTTTACAATATGATACTTGCCTGTATGTCTTAAAAAATATCGTGAGTTTGTAAATTCTTCTCCTCTTTCTCTTTCTCTTTCATAATGAAACAAATACTCAAAGCCTTTTACTGCTGCTGTCGGTGCTGACAGGCCTATCATATTTTCTGTACCATCTATATAGTTTTGTTTAATTTCATAATCAAATCTAGCTAATCTACGAATACCTACACCAATACGATAATCAGGTTTATAATATTCTGTTACATCAATAACTTTTGGAATATCATATAAATTATTATCGCTAGGTCTTTCTACAAAATAATCTTTTCTAGTGTTTTCATATGCGTTTGAAATATCCCCTGCTATATAAACTGTTGAGTATTTAAAAACATCATCATATATGCCTTTAAAAAAGTTCTTCTTTTTAAATTTATTTACTATTTTATCTGATTTATTACTAACATCATCAATAACTTGTGATGAAAGATTTAAGCACATAAAAATAAAAATTATAGTTAGTAGTTTTTTCATCTTAAAATTTATTTTCAATTAATTTATCTATTTGTTTTTCTAATCTTGTTTTGTAATCTACAGGCATTTTAAGTGTGATACCTGCTTCTATTCTGTATATTTCTTTTCCATTATTAAATAGTATAAGTGTAGGCAAAAACTCTATTTCGTCATCTATAAAATAATCTTCGTGCTTTGAGTTTTCAAAATCAAAAACATAGGTATTATGCTCTCTATAATCTTTAAGAGATATTTCTTGTGCAAAATCTGCTTTGAAAAGCACAACACTAATTTTTTCTTTATAGTATTGGCTACTGACAGTTGATGCAAATAGGACAGTTAATAGGACACATATTTTATCTTTTAAGTTCATAAATTCTTTCTTCTATCTTTTCAACAGTTTCTTTGATTTCCTTTACATCTTCTTGAATGTTTTCTACCTGTTGTTGAGTTAAGTCTATCTGTGAACGTATAAGTTTGTCTTTAAATTCTATTTCTTTATCAGAAACTGGAAAAGCTGGTAATTCTTTAGCTTCAGCTATATCAGCTTGCATAATAAAATACATACTAGCTAAAGATATTGCTCCACCTACTATCAACGAGATAGTTTTTAAATCTAATTTTACTTGAGTTTCCTCATTTATTACTTTGCTCATCGTTCTCTATTTCTTGAATAGAGCCATCATTAAGATCAATATTTACTTTGCCATACTTTTCTTCTAGCTTTTTCATATTTTTATCAAAGTCTGATTGAAATTCTAAATTTTCATTGACAAGTTTATTAGCTTGTGCAAGTAGTATTTCTCTTTG